CGAGACTTGGAAGTAGGTAATTGTTTATACACTTAGTTCAATGGGCTCTGACCTTTCCCAACCTACGTCGACATTACGAAAAAATTTGCAAAACCGCTTTACCGCTTCGCGGATTTCTTCGCTATCCCCCGCTTCGTTCCTAGTGCTAAGGGTTTTTATGAACTATGTTGTGTTTTTCAGCTGGCAACATTCAACTTATATCAACTAGTAAGCCCAATTTGTTTGATAGCTTCCACACTCTGGTGTGTCAATCAATATGTACGTGTCCTATATTCCTATAGGCTTTTCCACAGCGGGATTATAAACCGGCCCGCTAACCTTAAGTGTTGCTTGGTTTGCCTTTAAGTGCTTCTCTTAGAACTTTTGATCCACCAACTCTAACATTGATAATACCGTTGTAGTATTCATCTGTTTCAAGTACACGTCTTTCAAATTGTTCTCTTGCCTCAAGATATGACATTTCACCTCTACCAGTGCAGTAGTATAATACTTCTCTAGTAAATTTGTCTTTGCCTATTTCGGCAACGTCTGCGTTTAACTTATCACTAGATCCCCAGTAATCTCGCCAATCGCTTTCCTTAGTGCCGCGTCTTTTATTTTTTTTGCCTTTGAGTGGTGGCTTTGTGGTCTTAAATTTTGCTAATTTTTTGCCTACATACTTTTTATTATTAGTAGTATTTGTGATCAAGTAAACAAATCCTTCGCAATCCGAAGGAAGCTCTTTAATAATTTTGCCTTTATATGTCCACTCCATCTAGGTACTTACCTAGTACTAAATGGAATCGTCTTCGTTTTGGTTTTCGCCTTTAATTTCTATATGTTTTTTGTGTATTTCTTCCATTCTTTCCTTTGCTAGTGTTCGTATTTCTCTTAACCAACGTCTACTAGTTCTATGTGTTCTCACTGAAAGCCTTTGTTCAAACTTTTCATTAGCTTTAAAGTATTCTAAGTATGCGTTAACTAGTTTGTCGTGTGTATCGTCCATCATTCTACTACATCAATATCGTTCTCATAACTTGTGAAACCATTTTCTTTGTAAACTTTCAATACATGGTTTACCCTACCAATTAGTTCATCCTTATGACTAATTAAGAAGATATTCTTTTCACGCTCTCGACCCATCTTTTTAAGAACAGCAAGTGATCCTTCAACTCCTGCTGTGTCCATACCGCTATCAATAAGCTCATCTATGAATAACAAGTTAATGTTTTGATATAAACTTTCCCAAACATCTCTAAACGCAAACGACAAACCTAATATAAGTCTGTTACGCTCACCTCTTGACAAGTTATCAAAGTCTAAGTCTTGTCCTAGTTGTGTAATTTCTACATTTAGATCATTTTGAAATTGTACTTGGTGCGGGAGTCCTAGTTTATCTAAGTAATATGTTAACCTATTGTTAAGATATGCCAAGTTTTGATCAATAATCTTCTTACGAATAAAGCTATCTTTATTTGTTAACAGTTTTAATAAAAATTCTTGATGATCTTTAAAACTAGTAAGCTCGTTTACACTGTCCCACTTAATTTCCTGAAGTGCTTCTTGTTCTAGTTTATTAATTTGTTCCTCATAAGGATCAACTTCTTCTTTTTTGTTCCCCCAGGCCTGTTTTAACTTGTCAACATTGCTTCTATGATCGTATGCTTCTTTTGCAGTTTCATAAAATGTTGTAGGCTTCCCGTTGATATCTCCTATCTTTTCAAGACCCTTAGTAACCTCTACAAGTTTATTGGATATCTCTTTTTGATATGCAACAGCATCTTCAAGTTCTTTAGTTTTACGTTCTGCAATCTCAACTTTTTTATCAGCTTGTAGCTCTTGTCCGCAAGTATAACACTTAGCATCATCTAAATCTTCGATATCTTTAGACGCTTTTTCTACGCTGTTGTCAGCACGTACTAATGCTGGCTCCAATGTGCCTAATTCTTTTCTAAGAGCCAAAATAGAGTTATTACGCTCAGTCCAATTTTGAAGTTTTTCGTGAGCTTCTAGCTCTCTTTCAATGTCTAAATGCTCTAACTCGTCAATGGCTTCTTTTAATTTTAAAACATCGTTAGTACGTTTTGAAAGCCATGCTTTTTGTGTACCCTTAAGATCAGTAATTGTAGACTGAATCTTTTCGTTTGCATTTTGCATAGCATTTATTTTAACAGTTTCTTCAGTAATAGCATCCTTTGTGCTTTTAACCTGCTCTTTTAAGTTAAGTGCTTTTTCACTAAGAATAGTAATACCAAGAAGTTGTTCGATAATTGCTCTTTGATCATTAACTCGCATACTTAAAAACGGTTCAGAGTATGTATTCAGTGCAACAACGTGTTTGAACATGTCGTGACTCATATTCAACAGGTCTTTTACAGACTCTTGTGTTTTACGACTGTCGCCCTGCGACTCGTCTATCATTTCTTGTTCTTGGCCGTTAATAAAAAACTTCATCACATTAGGAGACCTTCCACGTTCAATACGGTAATCAACGCCGTTTTTTTCAAAATGCAATGTTACTAACATACCTTTGCTGTTAGTTTTATTAATTAAGTTGTTTGCTCTAATATTTGTAAGTGCTTTCCCGTATAATGCATAAGATAAAGCATTAATAATAGTAGTCTTGCCCGTACCATTACGTGATCCGCTGTCGTCACCACCTTGGTCAATGTTCTCTCCAAGCACTAGTGTTAACTGTTGCTTATTAAAGTCAACAGCCTGGGTTTGATTGCCCACACTCATAAAATTTTTAACGGTTAAATCTTTTAATTTTATCATTTAATTAACACTCTTTATAGATATCTAATAGCATTTTTTTATCGTAAGTATCACTGTCAATAGCACTTATTTCTTTTGACACTATTTCGTCAACACTTTCAAAGGTTGAAATATCTAATTCAGTATCAATTTCGTCAATGGTTTGTTGTGGAATGAGTGTAATTTCTCGGCATTTAAAATCTTTAAAAAATGTTTCTTTGATAAAACTTGCTTCTTCAAAACTAATTGGCAAGTCTAATGTAACTCTTAGATACATTTTTGCTTTCATTACTTCGTCAGTTTTATCTAATAAATGACTTAGTTTAATTGTTCTGTATTTTGGACAATTACCCCAATTGAGATATTCAGGTTCTTTGTTATTTTCTCGATCGAGAATCATCATGCCACGCTCATCATCCCATGCATCTGCATAGTTGTGTGGAAACGAATTGCCAATGTAGTGTATTTTACCTTTAACTTGACGTTTGTGAAAATGTCCACTAAAAACATATTCTTGATTTTCAAAATGCTCTGCTCTTAAGTCCCCGTGCTCAGGCATCTGCACCATTGCATTCATATAGAAGTGTGGCAACTCAAAATGACCAAACATATATTTGGCTTTACATTTTTGTATCTTTTTCCATTCATCACCAACTAGCCACGGGACTAGTGCAACATCTTCTTCTTCATATATTTCGTCAACAATAGTAATACCCGGAATATGTTTTCCAAATATAGTAGATGTTACATCTCGCTTGTCTTTATAATATAGATCATGATTACCTACAAACATATAAAACTTATCAAATGCTTGACCTAACTTTTCTAAGCTACGAATTGTAGCATCCATAGTAGTTAGATTAAGACTGTTCCTATTATGATGCCAATCACCACAGAAAATACCAGTCTCACATCCGTTAGCTTTGGCTTGTTCGATAAACCAATCAACAAATTCTTCACAATCATCATTGTGAACCTTACTATTGCTTTTCAGTCCATAATGGATGTCTGTAAAAACAGCTGCTTTCTTAAACAAATTAAAATCCTTATTTTATACTGTTAAAGTATATACTAAAAATGTACATGTGTCAACCACAATGTGATTATTTTAAGTTTTCTTCTGCTCGTTTTTTAGCAGCTTCAAATTCGCCTTGACTTTGACGAGTATAACTTGGATTCATATGGTTCATTTCTAAGATATCGTCTCTAATGTTTTGATTTCGCTTCTCAATGTTAATAACTCTAACAAAACTATTAGTTACAGCCGCAGTATAGTAAGCAAATGGATTTTGTGACTTAGATTCGTCAAATTGTAAGCCAATTTGTGCTAGTTGTAGTATTGCCTGGCCACGCATTTCGTCATTGTATGTGTATCCGCGAACATTACCACGTGTAGCGTACCTATCGCATAATTTCATCCACATCATAGCAAGTTTATTTGTTGCTGTACCTGCTTTTTTGTCAAAGTATCCGTTTTCCATACCACCAACCCAATGGCTTTTGCCTACACAAATTAATTCTCCAGCATCGTTGAACTTATAATGTTGAAAAGGAGGAAAATTTAATTTTTCTTTAGTATCGGCCACTGTTTTTGGGTTCTTCTTACGTCCTGGTTCTTCAGGTATATGGTCAAACGTCATGATTCTAAAAATTAGTTCTTCTTTTGTAATCTTTTTATAATCAACAAAACACTCTGCTTGTTTTACTTTCATACCTGCAGCCTTTTTTGCATCATAGTCCGTAACTTGCAACCTTTTTGCTTTATTTCTTTTTGCTTCAGCTATTGTTCTAATGTTAATTTTATCAACATCTGGCAATATAATGTCAAATTGATGGTATTCAGGGTCAGTATAACTACAAAAACTACTTTTTGACTTGTGTATCTCTTTAAGTATGTCTTTGTTGTTAAGATAATTTACTCTTTTCATCGTTTCTCCTAGGTTTATGTTCTATTATAATATACTCTGATAATTTTGTCAACTAAATACTTTATATAAAAGGAGATAATTTTGCCAACAGTCTTTAAAAACGGAATAGTGTCACGAAATGGAGTAAACCAAGGTGTTTCATCTAGTCCACGAGCAGATGTTCCTGGTAAACCCAACGGAAGTATTGCTGCTTCTTCAGTAAACAACTTTTTAGGCTCAGCAATGAAAGTCGGTGACGGTCTTACTGGTGGTGCAATTACTCGTGCTAAAGACAATATACAGAGTTTTGTTAGTGATACAGGTTTTGGTAAAGCTCTGAGAGCAGTAAATCTTTTAACTGGGGCCAATCCGCTATCTCCAAAATTTTCAGATGCTAATTGGGGAAGTTCAAACGATAACGACTGGCGTGTTAAACTATCTATGCCAGCAACGTTTGCAGGAAGTCCGCTTTTGTTACCTCTTGCTGAAACCAATGGTTTTGTTTTTCCTTATACGCCCCAAATTGTAATTGAGCAAAGTGCTAACTATAACACAATGCAACCTGTACATAGTAATTATCCTTTTTTTGCATATCAGAACTCACAAGTGAACGCAATGACTATAGTTGGAGACTTTTATATAGAAAATGCAAAAGAAGCAGAATATTGGGTTGCAGCAGTACACTACTTAAGAAGTGTTACTAAAATGGCATATGGTGAAAATACTGCAAACCAAGGAACACCGCCTCCAATAGTACAACTAAACGGTTACGGAGATTATGTATTTAAGAATGTTCCAGTCGCAGTACAAATGTTTACAGTTGAATTACCAAACGATGTAGATTATATTAAGTGTCAAATTGGACCCAACGGAACATGGGCACCAACAAGATGTACAATATCCGTTGTAGTACAACCAATTTACAGTAGATCAACTGTTGGTAAATTTAAGTTAGATAAATTTGTACGCGGTGATTATCTAATAGACGAAAAAGGATTTTTATAATGGCAAACTATAATGCAGACAGTCCATGGTTTAGCACAACGTTTGTAAATGATCAGTATCTAGATATTTTAACTATACGTCCGGTCCCTGCAGAATCAGATGACATTGTTTATACAATTGAACCACAATACACATACCGACCAGATCTACTAGCATATGATTTATATGACAATCAAAAATTATGGTGGGTGTTTGCACAAAGAAATTTAAGTATACTTAAAGACCCAGTATATGACTTTGTAGCAGGCACAGAAATATATTTGCCTAAAGGTGAAAGTCTTGCAGAATTATTAGGATATTAAAATGAATCCTAATATTCAAAACATTGCTGAAAGAAAAAATGCAGTTGGCGATATATCTGTAGAAGCTAAAAAAACAGCCACAACTTTAGCTAATTCTTCAAACATTGATATTAACGGAGTAGCGTCAGCAGTTGAAGGCGGCGTAAAAGATTTAGTAAATGCAGTAGCATCACCGTTAACAAGTGCCTTAGGAAAAATTAACAGTCAAGTTGAAGCTGCACTAAACACAAGTTTAGGTGGAGTAATTAGTAGTTTTCAAGGGTTCCCTCCTTGGCCAAATACATTAGAAAAATTTGCAAGTTATAATTATAATTTCACTTTAGGATGCCTAACTGATGATGAAATAAATAATCCTGACAAAACATACAGAGTAAAAGGACCAAGTGTTGTAATTTTAAAAAGTGGCGGCAGTGGCAGAAAAAAAGTTTTAACACAATATGAAACCGAAGGCGCTTGTGAATTTTTTATAGAAGATGTCAACATTGGCACAGTACTTACGCCAACTCCTAAAACAAGACAAACTAATGCAGTATCTTTTAATTTTAAAGTACTTGAACCTTACAGTATGGGAATGTTTTTACAAACATTACAGTTAGCCGCACTTCAAGCAGGGCATAAAAATTATATACAAGCACCATTCATATTAACTTTAGAATTTAAAGGTTACGACAGCTCAGGACGTATAGTAAGTGCCCCCGGAACAAAAAGATATTTTCCAATTAAAATAATTAATAGTTCCTTTAATGTTACTGAAGGAGGCAGCACATATGATGTTGATGCTATTCCTTGGAACCATCAAGCTCTAACAGATAATGTTCAAACTACAAAAAACGATATTGTACTACAAGGTAGAACAATAGAAGAATTGTTGCAATCAGGTGCATCTAGTTTATCTGCAATATTAAACACAAAAGCCTTAGCATTAGAAGAAGCAAAACAAATTGCTAAAGCAGACAACTATGTATTTGTCTTTCCTAATAAAGAAAGTACTGCTGAAGAAAATGTTTTAGCCGGAGGCGAAAGCGACTCAGGAGCAACAACAGAATCATCCTCTGGACAACGAGAATTATCAGAAGAACAAAAACAAAAATTGTATGATTCATTAACAGGAATACAAAACGGAAAAATACCCGCAGACTTTGATGCTAAAGTAAGTGAAATTTTAGGAGTAGTAGTAAAAAGAAGCCAGTTAGGAGAAGCAGTTCGTGAGTATGCTGAAAATCCAGAAAATATAAATGACATTGGTAAAGCTAAAGTAGTAAAAGATTACCTTAAAGGTGGAAAAGTTCCATTTGGTGAAGCTAAGTTTTCAGAAATTGAAGATAGCCCAGGCTCATTTAAAAGAGGTAAACTTACTATATCTGACGAAGGTTCAAAATTAACTTTTGTTGCAGGTACAAAAATACAAGAAATAATAGAAGAATTAATTCTTATCAGTGATTATGGTAGACAGTTAAGCCAAGCAGTGCCAGATGAAAATAACATGATACCTTGGTTTATGATAGAAACACATGTTTACAATGCTTCAAGCAGTGAAACTGTAGATGCTACAGGCGCTCCGCCAAAAGTTTATGTATATAGAATAGTACCTTACAAAGTAAGTGCTTCTAGATTTAGTCCTCCGTCAAAGCCTATGGCAAACTGGAAACAACAATTAGGACAAGCAGCAAAGATATACAATTACATATACACAGGTGAAAATAAAGATATATTAGAATTTGATATAGAAATTAATACAGCATTTTTCCTTGCTATTCAAGACATGCGTGGTCAAGCTTCACTTGCAAGTAAAGAAGGTGCCGCTGGACAAATGGCAACTACAGATGCAGACGTTGTAACAAAACAAGCAGATGGTGATAACTCAGTAAGTTCCTCAGGAACTACACAAACAAAAACAACTACTGGTGCTAAAAAAACTGTTGGTGGCGACGGAGCCTTAGAAGATCCACAAACACAAGTTGCAAGAGATGTAAATGAAGCTATCGTCAATAGTCCAGCAGATTTAGTTGTAGTAAACTTTACTATTATGGGAGATCCTTATTATATTGCTGATAGTGGAATTGGAAATTATACATCAAAGCCCGACCCAACTTTTATTAATATTACAAAAGACGGAAGTGTAAATTATCAAAGTAGTGAAACAGATATTATAATAAACTTTAGAACACCAATTGATTATCAAGGTGACGGCAACATGCATTTTCCGGATGGCGGATTTGCTCCTGTTGGAGCATTTAGTGGTTTGTATCAAGTTGTAATGGTAGAAAATAAATTTGACAAAGGTATATTCCAACAAGACTTGCAATGTGTTAGAAGACGTAATCAAGAAACAGATAATAAACTTAAAGGTAGTAAGTTATTTCAAGAACTTATTACTTCAGGTGATAAAGAAAATCAAATTACTGAAACGAATAGTAGTGAAGGTGGCGCAACGTAATGAGTATAGATAAAAGAACAGCTACACAACCTAAGCCAAATTCAGGACCATTTATAGGAAAAATAGTAAATCATCTTGATCCAAAATTTAGCGGTGCAGTAGAAGTAGAACTTTTAAAAATTACAGAAAGTGGAAACTTATCAGAAACTACCGGACAAATTGTTGAATGTCAATATCTAAGTCCATTTTATGGAGTAACACCTTTTAGAGGTCTAACAAAAAATGACGGATATGACTTTACTCAAAAAGCATATGGAATGTGGGCAATACCGCCTGATGTAGGAACTAAGGTACTTGTAATATTTGTAGAAGGTAATGCAGGCAAGGGATTTTGGATAGGTTGTATACAAGACGAGTATATGAATTTTTCAGTACCAGGAAATGCAAGTACAACATTTAATGACAAAGATTCTACAAAATCATTGCCTGTAGCAGAATATAATAAAAAACAAGAAACTGCAAAAGGAAGAGATCCTACAAAATTTATTAAACCGCATAACGATCTTCAATACTCTATTTTAGAAACACAGGGATTACTTGAAGATCAAATTAGAGGATCAAATACTAGCAGTGCTAGAAGAGAAGCACCTAGTATGGTTTTTGGTTGGAGTACTCCAGGACCTGCAGATAAAAGATCCGGAAAACCTAAAGTAAAATACGGAACCAAAGGTTCTCAAAGTGATGTGCCTTTTAGTAGGCTTGGTGGAAGTAGTTTTGTTATGGACGACGGAGATGCTTCGTTATTACGAAAAGGTACAGCATCTACAACTGGTCCAACATATGCAAATATAGAAGCAGGTGACACAGGAGGAGATCCTAGTATTCCTGCTAATGAATTAATTAGACTTAGAACTAGAACAGGCCATCAAATACTTTTACACAACAGTGAAGATTTAATTTACATAAGCAATGCTAAAGGAACTAGCTGGTTAGAAATGACAAGTAATGGTAAGATTGATATCTTTGCACAAGACAGTGTAAGTATACACACAAGTAATGATTTTAATTTAAAAGCAGATAGAGATATTAATATTGAAGCAGGTAATAACATTAATATGATATCAGCTCAGAATATATTTCAAAAAACAGGAGCAAATTGGGAAGTCAAAGCAGGAGTAGATGGTAAACTAACCGCTGCTAACGGAACGCATATTAATGCTAAAACACATACTGAGACCGCTCCAGATAATATTCATATGAACGGACCAACAGCAGCCATTGCAACTGATGCAACATCTCCTAATAGAGTGCCACAGCACGAACCGTGGCAAGGACATGAAAATTTAAATCCTGCAGAGTTTACACCAGACAAAACTGTGTCATCAACTGGAGCAACTGAACCTACTGCAACAAGTACTACAATATTTGACACATTTAAAAAGCAGACATAAATTAAGGTAAATACGGTATGAGCACTTTAGAAAAAAATTTATACAAACAAGTTACAGTAAAAAGTAATGTAAAAAATACTGAAGATGTCTCTCCAAGGGCTTACAGAGGATTTAGCACAGTAAATCCAGAGAGTAACGATCCTGTTCTTTATGACATAGCATTAATAAAACAAGATATTATTAATCACTTTCATATAAGACAAGGTGAAAAATTAAGTAATCCTGAATTTGGAACAATTATTTGGGACGCTATTTTTGAACCGTTAACTGACGGTATGCGAGATGCAATAGTACAAAATGTAACTAGGGTCATTAACTATGATCCACGTGTAGGTGTAGATAATATTACAGTAGATCAATATGAGTCAGGTATACAAATAGAGTGTACCTTAACTTATTTGCCCTATAACATAAGCGAAAGTATAAAACTTAAATTTGATGAAGATGCCGGGTTTTTAACATAGAATTAACCACGCACTTAATCGTTTATAATAAATACTAAAAAGAGGATAAATGAATGTCGTCAACAGATAGACAAAATAGGTTATTACTAGCAGAAGACTGGAAGCGAGTATATCAAACTTTTAGAAACGCAGACTTCCAGAGCTATGACTTTGACAATTTACGTAGAACTATGATTAGTTATCTGCGTGAAAATTATCCTGAAGATTTTAATGATTATGTTGAAAGTTCAGAGTATCTTGCACTAATTGATCTTATTGCATATCTTGGACAAAACATAGCGTTTAGGATTGATCTAAATGCTAGAGAAAATTATCTAGAATTAGCTGAACGTAGAGAAAGTGTTCTACGATTAGCACGTTTACTGTCATACAATCCTAAGCGAGTAAGAAACGCAAACGGATTGCTAAAAATAGAATCTATACGGTCATCAGAAGAAGTTATTGATGCTAATGGCGTAAATTTAGAAGATCAAACTATTATATGGAATGATCCTAGTAACCCAGACTGGTATGAGCAATTTATTAAAGTATTAAATTCTGCATTACCTGTTAATAATGCATTTGGCAAACCAGTTAAAAAAGAAACGGTTAATGATATTCCAACAGAACAGTATAGACTTAATAGTACTAACACAGAAGTACCTGCTTTTGGATTTACAAAAAATGTTGACGGAAGGTCAACAAGATTTGAAGTAGTGTCTACAGACGTAGACGGAGATATAGTAGAAGAAGCACCATACCCTGGAAATAACTTTGCATTTTTATATAGAAATGATGGTAGAGGATCTGCAAGTTCTAATAGCGGATTTTTCTGTATGTTCAAACAAGGTGCATTAGATAGTGGACAATTTACAATAGCAAGTCCTAGCACAAACCAAATAGTTGCAATTGATAGTACAAACATTAACAACAGCGATGTTTGGTTATACAAGTTAGACACACTAGGCAACGAAGAAGAATTATGGACAAAAGTTGATGCTGTAGAAGGCAATAATATAATTTATAATTCTGTAAACAAAAAAATTAGAAATATTTATAGTGTATTAACAAGAGCAGAAGATAGAGTTAGTTTTATATTTTCAGATGGTGTTTTTGGTAACTTGCCAAAAGGTAGTTTTAGAACATATTATAGAAATAGTAGAGCAGACAGAGTTATTGTAACTCCAGAAGGTATGCGTGGTATTAGCGTCACTATTCCTTATTTGTCAAAACAAGGAAAGCAAGAAGAAATTACACTTAGTTTAGAATTAAAATACACAGTTGATAACTCTAGCACAAGTGAAACTAGTGCAAGTATTAAAAAGAATGCTCCAAGCACATATTATACACAAAATAGATTAATAACCGGCGAAGACTATCAAGTTGGTCCATTAGGTATTAATCAAGAAATTATTAAAGCTAAAGCTGTTAATAGAACTACAAGCGGAATTAGCAGATACTTTGATTTATTAGATGCTACAGGCAAATACAGTAAAACAAACATTTATGGAAATGACGGTGTAATATATAAAGAATATTTAAACCCTAAAGAAAGTTTTACTTTTACTACAAAAACTGATGTACAAGGAGCAATCTTAAACACAGTTGAACCTATACTAGCAAGTAAGAATGTAAGAAATTATTATTACGATACATTTCCTAAAAAACTTGTAGGCGACTTGGGTGTGACATGGTTATCTGAAACAACAGATACAAATCAAAATACAGGATATTTCCAAAAAGGAGATATAAAATCTTTTGTAGGTTCATTTACGGGTAATAATTTAAAATTAATTGTACCTGGCGCTTTAGTAAAATTTGAAGCACCAGCAGGGCAACACTTTATGGCTGACGATTCTCATAAACTTATGACAGGATCAGCAGACCACACAAATGCAGTAACTTACAAATGGACAAAAATAGTTAGTGTTGAAGGTAACGGCACAGTAAAAACTGATGCAGGATTAGGTGCTATACAACTTAATGATATTATTCCATCAGGTGCAAAACTAACACAGATACTTCCGTACTTATCTAACACTTTACAAAATGATGTTAACACACAAGTAACAGATCAAATTTTTAATTATAGAACTTTTGGTTTACGTTTTGATATTGATTTAGGAAACTGGCGTTTAATTACAGAAAACAATTTAAACTTGTATAGTGGATTTAGTACAGGTAAAACTGGAGATACAACAAATCAGCAACTTGATGCAAGTTGGATATTGTTATTTGAAACGGACGGTCAAACATATAATATTACATATAGATCTATGAGATATGTATTTGAAAGTGATCAAGAAGTAAGATTTTATTATGACTCTAGTGATAAAATTTATAATAACCTTACAGGAAAAATTGTTAAAGATAAAATTTCTATATTAGATATTAATAAAAAACCTGACGTATTAACACCGTTTACAACTGATTGGGATTGGGAAGTTGTTGAAGAATATAGAGATGCAGAAGGTTATATTGATAGTAAAAAAATACAAATCAGTTTCTTTGATGAAGATGAAGATGGAGTTGTAGACGATCCAGATCTATTTGAACAAATAGTTGCTCCTACAACTAATGCAAGTACAAAATATATATTCTTTAAAAAAGTAATAACAGATGATGGTGTAGAAGATTTTAATTATGATAGCACAACTAACATTACAGTACTTGGAAATAAATCCGAACTCACTAATGCTCCAAGTAAAAATACTGACGGACAAGTATTTTATTATATACAAGAAGATATATTTGAAAAGTTTACTAAAAGTACGGGAACTTATAGTGTAATAAGCGATTATAAAGCAAGACTAGGAAGAGACACTATTAAGTTTCAATATATCCATGCTGCAGATGATAGTTCAAGGATAGATCCCTCAGCAAGTAATATTATAGACTTATATGTGTTAACAAAAACATACGACACCAGTTACAGAAAATATTTAAACAATGTAGTTGCAACAAAACCTTTACCTGCAAGTTCAGATGCACTTGCAATTAGTTACGGACCAGATATTAACAAAATTAAATCACTTAGTGATGAAGTAATTTATCATCCAGTTAAGTATAAAGTACTGTTTGGTACTAAAGCGGAGACAGGTTTGCAGGCAAGATTTAAAGTTGTAAAAAATCCAGACTTAGTGTTAAACGATAATGATATAAAAACTAGAATTGTTAGTGCAATCAATCAATATTTTGCTCTTGATAACTGGGACTTTGGAGAAAAGTTTTATTTTACAGAAATGTCTAGTTATGTAATGGGGCAACTAGCACCAGACTTAGTAACTTTTGTTATTGTACCAACGCAAGAAAGCCAAGCGTTTGGATCATTATTTGAAATTAAATCAGAAACAGATGAAATCTTTATTAGTGGTGCAACAGTTGACGATGTTGAAATAATTGATGCAGTAACAGCTACAAAATTAAAAGCATCAGGTGTTATTACAACAACGTCTGCAAGTACAAACACAGGTATTCAAAGTGCTGAATATGTATCAGAAACAACTACAACAAATACAAGTACAAATACAAGTACAAGTACAAGTACATCAAGCAGTAGTAGTTCTAGTGGCGGAGGATACAGTTACTAATGTCTTACGATGACAATCAAAACGAATTTCCGTTGCCAGCTGGCAACGAAGATAAGTCTAATAAAAGACGAAGTGCCTACCACTTACCAAAATATTTTAGAACTACAAAAAATAATAAATTTTTAGCTGCAACGTTGGATCAAATGATTCAACCAGGAGTAGTAGAAAAATTAAACGGCTATGTTGGACGAGAATCAGCAAAGGCGTTTAGCAGTGATGACACATATCTTACTGATGTTACAAAACAACGTACTGATTATCAGTTAGAGCCAGCAGCAGTTATTAAAGACTCCTTAGACAATGTAACATTCTATAAAGACTATAACGACTTTATGAATCAGTTGCAAAATTTTAATCTTAGTACTAACGACCATAGTAAAACAAATAGTCAAGAATCATATGCTTGGGATCCTCAAATTAACTGGGATAAGTTTAGCAATTTTAGAGAATATTATTGGCTTCCAGGCGGCCCACAAACTATTGGCATCACAGGCAAAACATCTATAGATATAAAAAGTACTTATAGTTTAGATTTAGTGAACAACGGTGACAACTATGGATATGTTTTTACTCCTAACGGACTTACACAAAACCCTACACTTGTTTTATATAGAGGGGTTGAATATAAAATAGATGTTAATACTCCAGGACTTCCTGTGTCAATTAAAACAAAAAATGATACAGATTCAAACTTTTTATATACTAATGGCGTAACAAATAACAGTATTGAAACAGGTACTATTACAATTAAGTTAGAAAGTGACAGTCCTGATATTTTATATTATCTTTGCGATGATGAAATAAACGCCGGCGGAGTCATTAGGGTATACGATCAAACAGATGCAAAGTCAATAGATGTTGAAGCAGAAGTTTTGGGTAAGAAAAGTTATACTACTGGTGAAAACGTTACTCTAAGTAATGGAATGAAAATTACTTTTCAAGGCGAAGTTACTCCTAGCAAATATGCAAACGGTAGTTGGTATGTAGAAGGCGTTGGAGATAAAATTAAACTAATTGCTGAAGAAGATTTAAGTATTGGTACTGCGTTTGCAGAAAACTTAAATGTAAAATTTGATTCAATAGGATTTGATAATTTACCGTTTAGTGAAGCAATAGGTTATCCTCAAGATAAAGATTATATTGTAATTAATCGTGCAAGTCCAGATGGAAATTTATGGAGCAGATATAATAGATGGTTCCATAAGTCTGTTATTGAACAATCAGCTAACATAAACAACCAACCAATATTAGTTGATCAATCTCAAAGAGCAAGACGCCCTATTATTGAATTTGATGCAGGATTAAAATTACACAAGTTTGGCACAAAAAGTAAAGTAGACGTTAATTTAATTGACAACTATACTACTGATGCGTTTAGTACCATTGAAGGCAAAACAGGTTATAATATAGACGGCATTGATCTTACCAATGGCATGCGTGTTATGTTTATTAAAGATCCTGATCCTTTAGTAAATGGTAGAATATTCGAAGTAAAGTTTTTTAATTTTGCAGATGGTCAAACAACAAACAGACAGCTTAGTCTTGTAGAAGTTACTGATGCACAACCAGCAGAAAATGAAGTTGTGCTTGTAAAACAAGGCACACAATTTGGAGGCAAGTTGTGGTACTTTGACGGTACTGAATGGAAACAGTGTCAAGAAAAAACAAAAGTAAATCAACCACCGTACTTTGATATATTTGATAATGCTGGTAAAAGTTATAGTGACACTACTACGTATCCAGCAAACACCTTTCCAGGAACAAAATTTTACAGCTATGCAGAAGGCACAGGAACAAATGACACTGAATTAGGATTTCCTTTAAAGTACAGAAGTATTAGTAACGTAGGTGATATTACTTTTAATTTTAATTTAAACACTGACAGTATAACATATCAACTTAATAATGAGCAATATCAAAAATATACTAAAGTAGGATATGCTAGGAAGTATTCTGATTTAACAACGTTTACAAGTACTAACGGTTGGTGTAAAAAAGTACAATTTAGTGATCAACCAATTATCAGACAGTATATAAATGATCTAACAAGTACAGGATTTGAAATAGATGTTTATGATTCTTCTAGCGAAGTTACTGACTTGTGGCTGCGTGTATTTGTTAATAATACTTTACAGTTTGAAACAACAGATTATAATGTAATTGATAATGCAAAAGGAAATAAAGAAGTTGTATTTGTAAATACTCTAAATGAAAACGACATTGTTATTCTAAAAACCAAATCATCCACTGAAAAAAACAATAATGGTTATTATGAGATAGCATCAAACTTAGAAAAGAATCCAAATAATTCAGACCTAAATGATTTTACACTAGGCGAAGTAAATGATCATGTAGCAACTATTGTTGAAGAAACAACAGACTTTTCAGGCACATACCCAGGATCAAGTAATTTAAGAGACTTAGACAAACTAAGTGGATACGGAAATAGATTCTTAAAACATAGTGGACCATTTAATTTAGCATTATACCATTTACTTGATAAAGATGCTAACATTATTAAATCACTAAAATATTCAAGAAAAGAATACGCAAAGTTTAAAAGACTGTTTATACAAACAGCAGATAAGATAGGATTTGAAGGTCCTGTAAAAGAACATGTAGATAAAATTTTATTCAGTATTAACAAAGATAAAACAAATACACAATCGTTTTATTTTTCAGATATGGTCCCATATACTGCAAGTAAGAAAACATTACACACTGTAATAAATCCAAATGACGAATTTTATGCCTTAAGTGCAATATTTGATATAGCAACACCGTCTGATAAAGCAGTTGCAGTATACTTAAATCAAGTACAACTTACTTACGGAAAAGACTATACTTTTAACAATCAAGGATTTGTAAGAATTACAAAACAAGTAGTACTTGACGACATTGTTGAAATTTATGAATATGAAACTACAAACGGAAGTTATGTTCCTGCAACACCAAGTAAATTAGGGTTATATCCTAAATACGAACCTGAGATTTACCTAGACACCACTTATGTTAATCCAGTTAATGTTATTCAAGGACATGATGGAAGTAGAACTATAGCATACAACGATTTTAGAGATAATCTGCTTTTAGAATTAGAAAAAAGAATTTATAATAATATAAAAACACAGTATGATCAAACTATATTTGATGTTTTAGATTTTGCTCCATCTGAAAAAAGAAAAACTAATTTTTCATTATCAGAAGTAAATGCACCAATGTTAAGTGATTTTATCGAATGGACAAATTTAGTACAAGACGATTACACAGAAAATACTACATTTGATAGATCAGAAAGTTTCACTTTTAATTATGCGGGTATGAACGATCGCAGTTTAAATATACTTCCAGGTTTTTGGAGAGCAGTATACAAACATGCATATGATACTGATCGTCCACATACACATCCTTGGGAAATGCTAGGCTTTAGTGTTAAGCCTACTTGGTGGGAAACAAAATACGGACCTTCTCCTTATACTAAAGATAATTTAATAATGTGGCAAGACATTGAAGAAGGAAAAATTTCTGAACCAAATAAAGCATTTATTATTAATAAAAAATATATTAGACCAAATTTAACAAAGCATTTGCCTGTCGATGATCAAGGCAATTTATTAAGTCCTAATAATTCAGGATATGTGCAAGGATTTGATTCTACTAATTTAGATAAGATATGGTTATTTGGCGATCACGGACCTGTAGAAACAGCCTGGAGAAATAGTTCAGAATATGCATTTAGTTTAATAACAAGTTATGTAATTAATCAACCTCATCATGTGTTTAGTAGAGCGTTTGATAGAACACGTCAGATTAAAAATTTAACAGATCAAATTATATACAAAGAAACTAGTACACATATACATTTAAATAATTTAATATTTCCTCCAACAACTATTTTCCCGCAAAAGATTTTTACAAGCGGACTTTGTGGTTATATTGCAGATTATATGTCGTCTGATGTAACAACGACATATGACACTTATAAAGATAATATAAAAAATCTACAAAATCAATTAGGATTAAAATTAGGAGGATTTACAGATAAAAGTAAATTTAAACTAATACTTGATAGTAGAACGCCAACAAATGAGGGGAATGTCTTTATACCAGATGAAAACTTTACAGTTTTTGAAAATACAAGTTCGCCTATCCAAACAGTTTCTTATTCAGGTGTTATTGTAGAAAAATTAAGTTCAGGATATGTTATTAGAGGTTATAGTAATAGCAATCCATATTTTGATTATTTTAAACCTATAAGACTAGCTGATGATCCTGTAATTAATATTGGTGGAGTTAGTGAATCTTATCTAACTTGGGACCAAAACAAAGTTTATAGACAAGGACAATATGTAGAATTTAATACAATATATTATGTTGTAAAAGAAAATCATACAAGTTCATCAACGTTTGATGATTCTAAATTTACTAGATTAGCTGAGCTCCCCTTAGTAGGCGGTAGAGATGGTATATTCAGTACACGTGAGTTTGAAAAAAATGCTACAAGAATTCCATATGGAACGCAATTTACATCAGTTCAAGCAGTTATAGATTTTTTACTGGGCTTAGAACATTATTATAAATCCTTAGGATTTACATATGAAAAAACTAATAGTGTAGGACTAGTTGAAGACTGGTCAACAAGTGCTAAAGAACTTATGTTTTGGACCACACAAAATTGGTCACCAGGAAGTGTTATCTCATTAAGTCCTGCAGCTGAAGAACTTACTTATAATAGTTCTTACTCTGTAGTAAGCAATGTGTTTGATAGTTTTTATGGTTATAGTTTGTTTAAAGCAGACGGCAAAAAATTAAACAGTGAATTTGTAACTATTAATAGATCTGATGATAATCAGTTTAAAGTAAGTACAAAAAATACTGCTGACGGAATATATTCTATTACGTTACCGTTAGTGCAAAAAGAACATGTAGTACTAATTGATAATGTTACAGTGTTTAATGATATTATATATGATATTGCACCAGGGTATAGACAAGAAAGAATTAAGATACTTGGTTATAGAACTGATGAATGGAATGGTAGTTTCAATATTCCCGGCTTTATATACGACAAAGCTGAAATAACAGAATGGCAACCGTGGACAGATTATAAACTTGGCGACTTAATAAAGTACAAGGAATTTTATTATAGTGCAAATGCAAAAATTGCTGGAGCAGCAAATTTTCAAACAGCAAATTGGAGAAAGTTAGACGGAAAACCCGAAGCAGGTCTTATAGCAAACTTTGATTATAAAACAAATCAGTTTGCTGATTTTTATGATTTAGACAGTGATAACTTTGAAGCTGATCAACAAAAACTTGCACAGCATTTAATTGGTTATCAAAAACGTGATTACTTGTCAAATATTATTAATGACGATGTTAGTCAATATAAGTTTTATCAAGGATTTATTCAAGACAAAGGTACTAAAAATGCATTAACAAAGTTGTTTGATGTACTTGGTAGTGCAGATAAAGATAGTTTAGAGTTTTACGAAGAATGGGCTATAAAAAGTGGCCAGTATGGTGCAAGTGCAGGTTTCAATGAAGTAGAGTTTGTATTAGATGAAACAAAATTTAAATTAAAGCCACAGCCTATAGAATTAACAAATTCAGTAACTGGACAAGAAAAAGATTTAATTTATAGAATTTTACCTTATCAAGTTTATTTAAAACCAAAAGATTATAATAGTAATCCGTTTCCAGCAAAGTATGTAACAAAGCCGTATGTAAAAGATGCTGGATATGTTAATCAAGAAGATGTCCAGTATATCGTTGCAGATTCAGATGCAATATTAAGCAAAGATATTAATACAATCAATAACGGTGATTATTTCTGGGTAGGTAACGATAATCTTAGTTGGAATGTGTTTAAGCATGTAGCATATAAACAAAACGGAATAGCAATTAAACCAGTAGGCGGAAGTAGTAATAATTTTTACATTGAATTTAATTCTACAGTTAGTGATTTTGTAAAAAATGATGTTATTGGTATTAAAGATGTTACAGGACTCGAAGGGTACTATAAAGTTGCATCAGTATCAAACAATTTAATTGAATGCGTAACTACAAGTGCTCCTGCAGAAATGTTAAATCAGCATGTTATTATTACAAGATTTATTAGTGTTAGAACTCCAACACTAAACACACTTAATGACATTTCACAAACTAATTTAGATAACAATGATATTTACTGGGTAGACAGTGATGACCAAGGTAAATGGAAAGTATTAAAAAATAATCAAAGCTACAAACTTAATGATACTATTAGCAATGAACTAGGCGACGGCTTTGGAAGTTACGGAAGTTCAATAGCCGCAGATGATAGAAACGGCATTGTTGTGGTAGGTGCTCCAGAAGACGGAGACGGAAAAGTATATGTTTATCAAAGACCTAGCAGTGTAACTGGCTTAGACTTAATACAAACAATTGAAGCTGACACAACTGTTTGTGATCCAGGTCAAAAATTTGGTAGTAGTGTTGCAATATCTCCAGATGGCGAATATATACTAGTTGGATCTCCTAATGCGTCTAACGTTAAAACAAAATATAAAGGTGCATATCAACTAACAACAGATTATCCCCAAGGTGAAATAGTTCAGTACGAAGAATTGCTTTGGAGAACAGTAACTAATGTAGAAGGCCAAGAAGCAAATATTCAATTTGGAAGTTTTCAGGCAGTATCTAATATTATTGAGTCATTAGGTATTCTTGCTCAAGGCGATCCAAAAATTAAAACTATATTGACAGGAAATTATCCGTTTAAAAATTTAACCGGAGTTGATCATTTATTAATAAGAGCTCCTAAAGACATGTATGAAGGTAGTGGAATAGGTGATTCTATAAAACTAGAATGGAATACAGTAACAACAGCTAATCAGGATCAAACTACATACACAGTAAGACAACCTTTTAACGGTACTATTACAGGTATTAATGAAGCGTTTATTAATAGCGGATTTACAATTAGTAAAAAGATTGATGCAATACTTAGTGTTCCTAGTTTTACTACTTTACCACAAATAGGTGAAATTATACAAACGCAAAATGCATTTGGTACAGTAGCATACACTTTTGCAGTAGAAGGTGCAGCAACAATTTATGTTGAAAACGTAAACGGAACGTTTGCAACAAGTGGCTCAGTACAAATTAGTAGTGGAGAATTTGTTGGCGAATATAATAGAGCTGGACCTGATGAGACTGTAGATGCTACAAATTTCTTAGACGGATACTGGTTTGTTAACACAACTAATTATAATGTTGGCACAACTAATTACGATGAGGGTAGAGGGCTAGTATATAAAGACGTTGTACCTTCAGGGGTATCAGACCCAAATAGATATTATTACAACATAAACGATACTGCAACAACGACTGTAAACAGTTTAAATAATCAAAATAGTTTATTGCGTGTTTTAAGTACAAGAGGATATCCAGGACCAAATAACTCACTCGATCCACAACTGAGTGACTTGTATGTTGTCAGGGCACCTAAAGCACTTACAGATACTCTTACAGCTTCGGATACATTTGATTTATATGTTAACAAGTTACCAAAATATTCAGACAATAGTTATCCTGACATAACAAATATTAATTTAACATATGCAATAACAAATAAGCGTCAAACTGTTTACGATCTTTGGGACGGTTATATTAATTTTGAATTTACAAAGTTTGGTCTGTCAGGCGATCCTTTTGAACCCAGAGTTGGTGCTACTGTACAAGATGTTACAACTGGAGCAACTGGTATTGTTACACGTTATCAAAGGTCTTTAAATGATGTAACAATTTTTATCAAAGGAAAAACTGGTAACTGGAGTTTAGGTGACTTATATGGTAACAATAGTGAAATAAGATTTTTAGGAGTACCTAGTGATGCTGATCCAGTCTATCAAGTAGACAGGGTAATGGGTCAAATACAAAGTACAAGTTTAGGTAATGACAGCTTAGGAATTGGTAAACTTATTGTTATACAACACAATTCAAACTTCACTGTTCCAAATGATGGAAATAATGTTGCATTTGGAACAACTGATTCTATTACAGATGCAGAATATTATTTCTATAAAGAAGGAACAGTAAATGGTATACCAAGAGCAGCAAATATTCCTACAGTAGGTAATAATGATTGGGAACTAGTTAACAGAATCTTTACAGATTCAACTGGTACTACTGATGGTAATACACAGGAGGGATTTGCTACTATATTCCAAAGAACAGGTTCAAGTAATTATAGCTCAGTTGGCGGATTTACTGTTCCGGATAAAGCTAGTAATAATAAATTTGGATCAGCAATAAAAATTACTAAGTTTGGTTCTTTGTACAATACATTTATTCATGCAGATGCTAATCCAGGAAAAATTTATTTTATTAATAAAGGAACAAGTGTTGACGGACAGATATATGATTGGTCAATTGCTAAAGATCCTCGATATAGAGGAGAGTTTACATCTGCTCATACATATTTAGAGAATGACATTATTTTTTATAGTGGTAATTTATATAAAGCAATTACTAATATAAGTGCAGGAACATTTAATACAGAAGTTTGGACATTATTAACTAACTACACAGACTATGTAGGTTATATTCCAAACAATACTTCACTAGTGCTTACATCAGATGATAGTGTTACAATAGATCAAACTAAACTAACAGCATTTGGTGATTCTTTTGATGTATCAACAAATGGAGACGTACTAGTAACATCAGCAACAAGTACAGATTCTGCAAGACCGTCAGCAAAAAAGATTGCGGTATATAGATCATTCAACGGACAATTTTTATTAGATCAAGAAATTTTTGCACAACATAACAACGGAGAGTTTAATGACACATTAAACTTTGGTAAAAAAGTTTCAATAAGCAATGACGGAATGTTAATAGCAGTAAGTGCTCCTAATGATGACACTATTGCTAACGACCAAGGACTTGTTTTTGTTTACAAACAAGTTAACGGACAATTTGTATTATCACAAACACTAAAAAGTAAACAAAATAAAATAGCAGAATTTTTTGGCAGCAACTTAGAGTTTGACGGCGAAACTTTATATGTAAGTGCCAGGGGTGGCAACGGACTATTAGAAGATTACACGTTTGATGGCGACCTTACTACTTTTGATAATAACTTTACAAGATTTACAGATGTAGATAATGTAAGTGGTGTTGTTTATGTGTATGAAAAGATAGATAACACGTTAGTATTTGCTCAAGTACTTTCTGGAAATAATGAATTAATTTCAGACTTTGGGGAAAATATTCATGCAAGTAGTAATCATGTTTATGTAGGATTACCAAACTTAAATGCAAGTGATAGTTCTTTAAGAGGATACGTACAAGACTTTAGACGTCCTGAAGCAAATAATGTTTGGCAAAGTTTAAGAACGCCAATTGATACTGTTGACGTAAGCAAAATAAAACGTGCAATACTTTATAACAAGCGAACACAAGTCATACTTAAATATTTAGACTATATTGATCCGTTACAAGGAAAAATTGCAGGTATTGCAGATCAAGAAATAAGATATAAAACATACTACGATCCTGCTTTTTATACTAACGGTGGCTCGGGTGTTAATATTAACCCACAAATGGCTTGGGGCGAAGCACAAGTTGGTCAAGTTTGGTGGGACTTAACAAATGCTAAATTCCTTAATCCTTATCAAGGCAATATTATTAATAGAACTTCTTCTTGGAATACATTATTTGATTCTAATACAATAGATGTTTATGAATGGGTTGAAACAACATTAACTCCTGCAGAATGGTCTACTATTGCTGATACTGAACAAGGTATAACAAAAGGTATAAGCGGGTTACCAAGGTATAATAATACAACTTATGTTACAAAACAAGTATTTGATAAAGTTGGGCAAAAGTTCACAAACAAATATTTTTATTGGGTAAAAGACAAAAAGACAATTCCAGATATAGAATCAAGATCATTTAGTGTTGCTGATGTTTCTAAATACATTTCAGATCCTAATAACCAATCATATCCGTATGTAGAATTACAAACTCCAAATAGTTTTGTGTTACACAACTGTGATTCACTAATTGAAGATAGTGATGTAGTGTTAGGAATTCAATATTGGACAATTAAAGACCAACAAAAAAATATTCATAATCAATACCAAATTATAACTGACGGATTAGGTACAAGTAAACCTAGTAAAGATGTTGAAAACAAATGGTTTGATAGTTTAGTCGGTTATGATGTTGCATTTAGACCTGTACCAGATCCTTCTTTAAGTATAAAAGAAAAATATGGTGCCCTTAATACTCCAAGACAAAGTTGGTTTGTTAATAGAACAGAAGCGTTAAAACAAGTTATTGAACGTGTTAATTCAGTAATGAATGATAATTTAATTGTTGATAACAGTGATATTAGTTTATTATCAACTAGGGATCCAGAACCAACTGCGTTTAGTAGAGAATACGACACAAAAATTGATACGTTTGCAGACCTCGCGTTTGTTGGTGTTGCTAAAGCAAGAAGATGTGTATTACAACCTGTTATTGAAGATGGAAAAATTACTCGTGTTGTAATTGTTGATAGTGGACAAGGCTATAGTGTTGTTCCTACTTACACTATAACGTCAACAGGTGGAACTGGAGTCAATATTCAGCTTACTATAGATAGTTTAGGTAAAGTAACAACTGCTACCGTATTAGAACAAGGTAATGGATATACTGCTGATACTACAATAACTGTAAGAAGGTTTATAGCGTTAGTTGCTGCTGATGAAACTATCAACGGTAAGTGGGCCACTTATGAAAGACTTTCTGAAAGTTTAACGTGGTCAAGAAAAACTTCTCAGTCATATAATACAGCTTTGTTTTGGGATTATGCAGATTGGTATGCAACAGGTTACAGTCAACAAACTAAAATTGATTATCTAATTGATCAAAGTTATGAGCTACAAGGACTTAATGATTCAATTGGTGAAATTGTAAAAATTTCTACAATTGGTTCCGGCGGTTGGTTGTTGCTTGAAAAGACTAGTAACACTGATACTACAGATTACACTGTAAATTATAAAACTGTTGGCAAACAAAACGGAACAATTAAATTTAAATCTTCATTATATAACTTAACTGCAAGTCAAGTAGGTTTTGACGCACAAAGTTTTGATACACAGTTTTTTGATAGTCAACCTATTAATGAAATTAGAACAATATTAAATGTAATAAAGAACAATATTCTTGTAGATGATCTTGAAAATGAATACAATAAATTATTCTTTGCAAGTTTAAAATATGTTTTGTCAGAGCAACTTTATGTTGACTGGGCATTTAAAACTAGCTTTGTAAAAGCGAAACATAATACAGGGCAGTTATCACAAAAAATTACGTTTCAAAATGATAGTTTGCCTAGTTACGAAAAATACTTAAATGAAGTTAAACCTTTTAAAACAAAACTACGTGAATATCTAAGTACATATGAAAAAACAGATAACTCGAGAAGTGTAGTTACAGATTTTGATTTACCTGCTAAATTTGATTCCCAAGAAAATAATATTACTCCAAGTAGTGCAAAAGTTGTAGACGGAGTAATAGTTGGTACAGGAACAGGTTTTGATACATATCCAGAAAAACATTGGATTGATAACGCAACTTATAGTATTGAATCACTACTTATAGGTAATTCTGGAATAGGATATTTAAGTAGTCCACAAATTACTATATCAGGCGGCGGCGGAACCGGCGCAACAGCAGAAGCAAGTATAGGTGCTAACGGAAAGATTACCAATGTAGTTATAACAAATCCAGGGTCGGGTTATATTTCAACACCAACAGTTACATTAAATGGAACAATAAGTGATACAGGTAAACACGGAAAACTTACAGCAAAACTAGGTAATGGTTTAACAAGGTCTATATTAACAAAAGTAAAATTTGACAGAGTTTCTGGTTTATATCTAATAACAAAACTAAATGAGTCTCAAACATTTACTGGCACAGGAACAATAAGTAAATTTGATTTAACATGGCCGATGGATTTATCAAATACTAGTTTTAGTATTACAATCGATAATCTATTATTGCTGTCAAGTGATTTCACATATGAAAATGTTTTAGACACTACAAAGGGATACGATAGGTATTATGGACGTATTACCTTTAATACACCACCTAAACTAAACAGCACAATAGTTGTTTCTTATCAAAAATCAACAGATTTACTTGAAGCACAAGATAGAATTAATTTAATTTATAATCCAACTACAGGGCAGTATGCAAAAGATATTGCACAGCTTAAGGATGGTGTTGATTATGGTGGAGTTGAAGTTAAGAGTTTCGAGTTTGGTCAGGAAGAAGGTTGGGATGTAGACGGTTGGTATAGTAAGCCTTGGGATACATTTGACGACTCATTTGAAGACGAAATATTTTTAAAGAAAAAAGTTACACTTACATTCAGTAGCACTGTTACTGTAGATGCTGGAGAAGTAATTATTCAAGACGGCACAGGAGCAAGTGGTACTGTTATTGCAAAAACAACAGGAACCTCTGTTGTACTAGACACTGACTTTAGTACAGTGTTTAATACTACAAACGAAGTTAGGTTTGATGACAGTACATTATTAAGCTCATTTGGTAAAGGAATTCAAAATACAACAAATGCTGTTGCAATTCCAACAGCAGTAAGCAATTATGTAAACTTGACGACAGCATTAGAAAACAATATTACATACAATGTTTATACAAAAACACTAATTGACGGACAACGTTTAAATGTACGTAGAGACGATCCTAGTTATGACGGATCAACAGTTGAAACTAATCCATATGCAGTTATGCTTCCAATTACAGGAGATGGAACAACAACTACTTTTTCACTTGATACTGCGGCGTTTTCACTAGCAAATAATGATACTTTAATTATTAGAAAAATTACAAGTGACGGTTCCTTACTACCAGACAGTTTAGAATATGATACACAACTAGACGGCGGAAATTTACTTTACAGTAATGCCACTGGTATTGAAGCTTCAGATATTAATATTGACGGCGATGGATTTGTTACACAAACAACTGCAAAAGGACCTGAGGAAATTGTACCAGGACAAGTACAAGACACATTAGATATAACAGTCTTTGAAAGACCTACGTCTGGCGGTAGTAAAATTTATTCTAGAAACTATACCGGTGACGGAACAACATTAAAGTTTCCATTAGGAACTGTGCCGTTTAGTTTTAGTAACGTTTTTGTAAAAGTTAATTATGATGTAAAAGAAAAAGATACTGACTATAGAATTGATTATGATACAAATGAACTTGTATTTTTTACAGCACCTGCATTAGGAGCAGGCATTAATTTAAGTCACTTGTCGCTTACTGGCGCACAAATTTTAGATATAGATACATTTACCGGTGACGGAAGTACAGTAGAGTTTTTAACAAATGTTAGATGGATTGATAATTTTAATTATACAGTAACAGTAGACGGAACATATACTGATGTAGGTTTTGAAAAATCAGATGCAAGTTATGCGGCATCAGGAAATATTGTTATTAAATTTGCATCAGCACCAAAAACAGATGCTGTAATTAATTACGGTATATTCCAAGGAAATACAGATACGTTTAGTCAAGTTACTATTGATAACTTGGTAGCAGATGGAACATCAACAGCATATGAATTAAGTAAAGCACCATTTGCACAACAACCTGCGGCATATTATACTGTAGTTACAGTAGGAGATAATATTTTAAATGCCGGGTATAGTGAAACTTTTGTAGTTAGCTCAGTGCGTCAATATCAGTTACGATTATATCAAATACCAGTAGCAACTACTGGTGCAAAAGATATTGAATTAT